AGGGTCAGGCTCTGCTTTGCTCTTTTTCAGTGGATCGAGACCTTCAAACGGATTTTTATCGGTGTATCCATTTTGCTTTGCGAAAGAGAACATGCCACCAGGACAGTTGAGATACGCATTGACGGTTCTCACTTTTCTTCCCTTTTTGGGTTTGCAGTGCTCGCGATGCTCGTCGGCCATCTTTCTATTTTTAGGTGTGTCGGGTACACCAAGGTTTTCACATACCCTTAATCCCCGGTAGATAAACCACAGGCGCAGTGTGCCCCGTGGTTCTCGACACCGGTTGGATATTTAGACATGCTTGTTCCTCTGTTATGAAGGAGGGGCTATTTGAGCAGATTATTGACGGGGGATCGCCGGGCGTTGACGTTCCACCCAGTTATCGACTTCATTGAGTTTGTAGATAATAGGTGAGTTGTCCTTCGGCTGGCAGTCGCCTGAGTAGTGCCGATACTCACGATTTTCCATCCAGGACTTCTCGTGCGCGGACTTGATAGCGTTTTTGATCAGGCCAGTGATCGCCATCAGCACTTCTTCCGACACCTATTTATTGGGTACCAGTTGGATGGCTTCACTCATGGGTTACTCCAGGCAAAAAGAAACCGCCCGCAAGCGGCAAACATCAAGGGATGATAGACAGGTCTTATCGGACCTTAGAACCTAGCAGCCGACTCAGTGAATCGCCTGTAAGTTGTATCAAATTTTGAAAGCAAGTTGCGGTGTGAATCTGTCGCGATCAGCGTCATAGTTAAGCGCACTGGCACTGTTCATTGATTCAATTCGCTCAACCAGAACAGTAGCGCGTGTTTCTTTGCTGGGTGGTGCGTATGCCGAACGGGCCCATGCTTTATCAATGCCGATATTGCGCGCGACATTGATGCTGTCAGTTGATGAGAGAGGTATGTGCGTGAAGATGTCTTTATTAAGCATGCGAAAACCAGGTAGCTCTTGCTAACCGGATAGCCGTTCTCATCGACAACGTGCCTGATTAAGTCACGAAACTTCGCACGGCAGGAGCGAGGCCGTTTTGCATCGTTCTCACCCATTAATCCAATGCAGACGCGCGGGAATTCATGGCAGAGCCTGATGAAAAGCTCATCAGGCTAGTTCATGTGCCACACCGGCGCGCCAACAAATTTTCCTTGAGGCCACTCAGCGATTAATGCGTCATTCTCCTCGCTGGTTCCACCAAGAACATCATGGACAACAGTGAATGCGAAGCGAGGGTGATTTGTCCATCGCTCAACAAAATCGTAATACTCGCGCCAGTTAACAGCGCGCTGCTTTGTCCAGAAACTGAATGCTCCGCTATCCAATGTAAAAGACTGCGTTACTTCAGATGCCAGTTGGGGTTGACTAGAGTTGGCGAAACTGATAAATGCGTGTCTGCCTTTCAGCGCGCAGGTGGCAGGTGTGATAGGGCCGCCATGGAAATGGATCATGATTTTCTCCGACAAATGCTAAATCCAGGCAATAAAAAACCCGCACAAGGCGGGTGATTTTTAATTGGTGAATCGTTAATTCATTGGCTTAAGGCCTGACGCAATTATCAAATCCCTAATCTCGCTTTCAATAGCGCTTTTACAGATAGCATAGGCATATCTTTTTTCACCTATCTCCAGAGAGAACATCGTGTAATGCTGGGTCGTGCTACCAGCCGAACCGGGATTGTGGTTCGAAACCACGATCGTGTTAAATTTGGGAATTGTTTTACTTTCGACAAAATCACGCTCCTCAATTTCACCGTCATTTTTCCCTCCAACAAACAGAATCTGTGGCATTTAAATCTCCTTTTTAACGTCATTGCTAATCGGTCAATATAATCCGTGAAGACTTTTTAATTTGTTAAGTTGGCTGTAAAAATATTGATATCGCTTTTATTTACCTCTCAGTCTGCGATACAACTCGATAACACCCTGGCACTCGGCGCACATCTGGCAGCCGGGCATCGCCGCGCGCCGCTTCTCTGGTATCTCAACTCCGTAGACTTCGCAATGCTCGACTGATACCGCGCTGCGGTCGATGCGGTGAGCGGAAAGGGCAGCGTTACTCTGAATCTCTTCAATCTCTGATGCTTTATCGATGATGTCAGTCATAATCACTGATCCCGGAATCGTTGGTTAATATGGTAGAAGGTTAAAGCCAGCAATAAATAAGGTCGCTTTAGCGACCTGGTTATTTTTGCTTTCATGCGGCACCACTGAATTCCATTTCGGCTTTGGCTGGGCTTTCATTGCCTGGCGGATTTCGTCAACGCATACGCAACCCTGCGAGCGGATGGCGTTTTCGATTTCTGGTGTCATGCATCCTCCATTTTCACAACGTCCATGGCACAGCCGGGGAGCAACTCAACGGCGGCAGTACCCCAGTGATGCCATCCCGGCGCAGCGCTACAGCTGAATAGCTCAATCCGAGGCACATCGCCGTAAAGCAATTCAAGGCGGTGGTGCACTTCCCACAGCTTTTCGCTGTGCGCGCCGAATAGTACCTGCTTAATCCCGGCGTGCTTCCTTCTCAGCCCGGCGCCGCGGGTCGCAATCAGATGTGGATTCATTTCATGGCTCAGCTTGGGTACGAAGAGGGTGCGGATTACAAAATAACGCTCTGGAGGGTGAATGACGACAACAGCCAGGTTCCGGACACTACGCAGACCCTGACAGGTAACCTTTTCAACAGACGAGGCAGATCTGACGCCATTTACAAGACAGTGAAGGTGACGCCATTCGGCGGGTTTGGCCGATACTCTGTGACCATTGTCAAAACCAACAACTCCAGCGACAGCAACAGCCTTCAGATTGCCGAAATTCACTCTATGCGAACTCTGCAGAATCAGGTGCATGCTGAAGATACTCTTGTCCGGGTTACGGTTCAGGCTACGGAGCAGGCCACAGGTGTTCATGACAGGAAATACAACGCGCTGGTGAAACGCCATACCATCAACTACGACCTGGCGACAAGGACGGTGGATTATACACTGCGCCCTTCGCGCAATTTCGCTGATGCTGGCGCGCATACATGGCTGGTCATGCGAGAACAGCCCGAGGCAATGATCGACCTGTATGAGCTCTATCGAATCGCAGGAAGCATTACCCCGGATGACCTCGGCTACTTCGACTATACCTTTGACGATGAGGATGTCTCTCTCGGCGAGCGCGTGGAGATGATCTGCAACGCCGCACGCGTCATTGCCTTCTGGGATAACGGCGTTCTGACGTTCAGTCGTGACGAGAAACGCACCACGCCAGCAGCACAGTTCAACCGTTCAAATAAGAAGGGAGAAGGGTTCAGCCTCACATATGACATGCGTATGCCGGGCCAGTCTGACGGCGTTGAGGTGGAGTATGTCAGCCCGCTAACCAATAAAAAAACCTACCTCCATTACCGCATTACAGCAGCAGGAATTGTTGAGACCGCAGCGCAGACGCCATTAAAGGAAACGCTGAACGGGTGCCGAAATGAGGCTCAGGCGCGTGACACGGCTCTTCTGGAGGTGAGGAAGTTGCTTTTCTCCCGCCTGCGGATGTCCGGAAAGGTGCTTGCCGACGGGGATTATGTTTACCCCGGAGACATGATCATCTTCACTGACACATACGATATCAACCAGCAGGACGGCTACATAGTCGCCCGCGACGGTAATAACTTCGATACCAGTGAGCGGATCACCTTTGAAGGTGAGATGTGGGTGGTTATCACCGACTCATTGGGGAACACCACTGCGCGATATCCGGCTTCTCCCCGAAAAGATACTGACTTCGGATTTTCTGCCGCTATACCAGCCATTCAGCTAAATATTTTTTGACGGTTATACGGTGCAGTCTCCATCCCGTTATGTAATAGCCACCCAGGCAGAACTCGACTCCACTTAATGGACGATAGCCGAGAAAAAACCCAACTCAGACGGAACTACCTCCCTGACGCTGACTGAATACAGCGATCTGATTTACCCGTAAGTCTTTCCTCCAACCATCCAACCCGGCCTGGCGCCGGGTTTTTTTATGGAAAAAATATGGCTACCACACCGACAAATCTGCCAGTTCCGAGTGAGGCCCCGCGGGACCTGAAATTTAACGCGGGTAAAATTGGCGAGTTCGTTACTTCACTCGTTAACACCTATGTCGACCGTTTTGGTAAAGAACATTACACCATTGAAGGTTTGCGTTGGCTGGCCCAGCAGGCGATTGCCAAATTCGGATGGATTCCTGTTGGAACATTCCAGGCAGGATCGACATTAACGCTGCCTAATCAACTCCTCAAAGATACAACTGATGGTGAATACTACAGATGGGATGGCTCTTTTCCAAAAACCGTACCGTCAGGTTCAACGCCATCATCAAGCGGAGGTGTTGGAATCGGAGCCTGGCTGAGTGTCGGTGATGCTACCGTGCGTCAGTGGGTGAAAACTAACTACGATGAATCCACCTACCAGCAGATCCAGACAGGTAACTTTGCAACTGGAGCGATCATTACCAGTTCATTTCAGGCTGTGTATTACCCCACCGACAGTCACTGGTATCGTTACCTCGGAAACATTCCCTCAGGCGGCCTGGTAGTGGCTGCAAACAGCTCACCAGACACGAACTGGGAGAACGTCGATACTCAGCAAATCATCAGCCTCCGCAAGATAAATGAGCTGTCAACATCAAGCATTGTGGGCTATGCCGGCATTAATATCGATATGCCTGTAACCGTCAAGGACAGCGATAATCAGGGCGCAAAAATTTTGGCAGGTATGTATGTAACCAATGCGATACCAAACAAAAATGTAATAAAGGCGTCGAAAATTCAGTCCGTATTCCGGATTGATGGCGATAACGTTACAATTGAAGATGTTGTGGGTCTTGGTTCTGCTGCTTCTGATAATGCTGCCACATCGGAGTTCATCACCACTCGCATGCGATTTGTGGTCGATGGGCTGAGAACAAAAGGCCTGCGTTTTAATGGAATAAAAGCCAGCAAATTTACAACAGGAATAAGTGTAACCGGTTGCGATGATGCTGTTATTAAAGACTGTGAGTTCGAGGATATGCAATATTCTCCAGTCACACTTGGATCAGTTGGAGGATATGGGGTCTTAACAGGAGCAAGTAATGGCGGTCTTGTAGATGGTCTTAAATTCAAGGCTAACGCATATGGACGTCATGCCATATACATTAGTAATACTCAGCCATACGTTGACGTAGCGACAAGCGGAAGTATTAACACAACGATAAGAAATTGTGATCTGGATTATACACTTGGCGACTTGACTTTGAGTGATAGTGGGTTTGTTCCTATCCATGTAAGGCCTAGTGAAAATACAATCATTGAAGAAAACAGGCTCAAAGGTTCAGCTTCCTTAGTTAGCTTCAGTAATGATCAGGGTCCGATTTCTAAATGCATCATAAGAAATAATAGGGCGGTCGGACTAAAGTCAGCGCAAAATAGAGCTTGCGCGGCATTTAATTTGGGTCGTTCTGGTGCTCCTAATCCAATTACAGACATTGAAGTAAGCGGAAACTATTCAGAGATATCAAAAGGGCCAGGTCAGGCCGATGGAAATGACCAAGCTGGAAGATTCATTGGACACAATGGCCTGAGGATTGTAAGAAACCACTGCATTCAGGAGACAGGCGCAGCGTATCTTTTAGATCAATGTTCAAATTTCTTTATTGACGAAGTTACTGATGTCCTGACAAATACCGCCAATCCAACAGGCGCTCAAACCATATATCTAAACGCATGCAGCAATGGCACCATAGGCAGCATTAAAACAAACCGCCCAGCGTTTGCAAACGGTAAGTCTAATATTGTCGGAGGCCTTGCTACTTGCTCAGAAGTGACGTGCAACTTTAAAAGATATATTGAATTTACCCTAACCAACGGAGCTGTTTCATTAATCGACGATGCCTTTGATATGATCTCTTCTGGTGGTATACCTTTTGGTAATGGATTCATTACCGTAGCCTTACGAACTCATGTTACCGATAGGGCAGTTTCTGGATGCACCGTTTACACACGCACCGGTAATGGTGTCATCCTTACCAAGAGTGCAATTAATGGTAAAACAATCACTATTAATTTTCTCGTATCGTCCACGGGTGCGGCGCAGACAATGAGCACTTACACAGGAAGGGTGGGAGTTAATTTTTATTCATAAAAATATAAGGTGGGGTTTACCCCACCTAAATTATCATAAATTCTTACTGCACACTAATTTAGAACCATCTTGAGTATACTCCTCAACATCAATTCTCTTTATATCACCTATCCTCTTAGATAGAGGGAAGCCAAAGTAAAATTTATCGCCAAATCTGATTGTATATTTTGAGAGTGCTTTTCTTTCAAAGCCACCAGTCTTGTAAGTTATCTTATAACTAAGTCCGCCGCGCTCAGCAGCTATCTCAGTATTACTATTAAATTCAAATGCAACTATTGTTTTGATAAAAGCAGGCCCGTCCTTTAATATCATTTTTGATTGCGTAAGTCCTTTATATGGAATGCAATCAAATGCAATGCGTTTTCCATCAACTAAAAGTGAGTATTCGAAAGGAGGGGATATCAAACCAATTGGATCCATTCCATAATACTCACCATATACAATCCCGTTATGATAAAAGTCAAAGCGCTGTTTTTCATTAAGCAACGTAGTAAACCAAAAATCCGGAACCCTGGTTGTTTTCATGCCATTATCTTTATCTAATCTAACAGATCTCTCTCTGAATTCTGATTGGATGAATGTTCTATGGTAAGCATTAACTAAAAAATAATAACTTGGGATGAAAAATAAAATCGCTATAGTTAGCGGGCCTATGCAAGCCCTTAGCCTGTTAGTATTATCGATAGAGTTAATTAAAAATGATAAAGAAATAAGTAGCAAGCAAAAACCCCCGTTAAAAGATCTCGGAGGCAATGATGGAGCGGCAACTAACACTAGGTTACTAAAAAGAAATGCGATAAAGAATGCACCACTGAAATATACTGAAGCACGATTCACCCCTCCTCTCATTACATAATTTATGGCTAAGGCTGCAGCGGCGAATGCAATAACAGCCCAGGAAGATGTAAATGCATAATCAATCCTTTCAGAAAAATGTAAAAGTATCTTACCCTCAATACTCATTGATTTCCATGCGTCGAACACATGATTTTGTGCCCTCACGCCATTTCCTGGAGACAATATTAATACAGCCGCTCCGGCTACAACCGATGCTACAATTAACAAGGCCCTTGGAACCCCGAGTAAATTCCTCTTATATGCTATATAGCATGTCGTAAGCGTAATTGGGATGAGCGTAACAGATGTATTTTCATTTGAGCATCCAGCCACCAATCCAAGAAAAACAATCCCCAGTAATTTTAATTTTGAGTCACTTTCTTTTATGCTAAACAAAGAAAAAATGAATAATCCTATAAATAGATTTGTCCAAAGATAGTTTGCTGCACCTACAATCCAGAAAGTAGTTTGCCCAAGGTTTGGGTTTGCCAGAAAATACAAAACGAAAATAGATGCCGGGACTAGCGCTGAACCTTTCCCATTGTTCGGGATGGAAGAAATAACCCAAATTAGCGCCGTTATGCCAATTGCATTGAGAGCGCTAGCTACAAGGTGACTACCGCTATAAAGAATAAGAGTGCTTACATAATCAGCAACTACTCGACCACTCCAGGTCATATAGTGATGAAAATGAGCGTCTGGAGATATCCCTGTTAGGTAGTAACGAAAATCGTCAGAATGCATAGGCGTAAAATATGCAACAGGGAAAACCAGTGCAAATATAATTAAATATATTAGATTGTTCTTTGACATCATTTTCTTCCCTTAAGAATATAGCGAGGTCGCTGCTTAACCTCTGTGTAAATCCTTCCGATATACTCACCAAGAACGCCGATGCCTATGAGTTGCACGCCGCCCAGGAACAGGACGGAGCACAGCAGAGATGGATATCCTCGCACGGGATTGCCAAAAGCCAGGGTGTCGATAATCATCCATGCGCCATACAGGAATGAGAGGCTGGCAACAGCAAGGCCAATATAAGTCCACATGCGCAACGGGAACGTGGAGAAGCTTGTTATACCTTCAAGGGCAAGATTCCACAGCTTCCAGCCGTTGAATTTAGAATCTCCTGCTACACGTTCTGCTCGCGCGTATTCAACAACGTCAGTGCGGCCGCCTACCCAGCTAAGCACCCCTTTCATAAACAGGTTACGCTCTGGCATCTGCCGGATATTTTCCACCACCTCACGCGACATCAGCCGAAAATCACCGACGTTTTCTTCAATCTGCGGGTTACTTATTTTGTTATGGAGTTTATAAAACCACTCAGCAGATTTGCGCTTCATCCTGCCGTCGGTGGAGCGATCGGTGCGCTTTGCCAGCACCATGTCTGCGCCATCCTGCCATTTACGGATGAGGTGAGGGATGACTTCAATCGGATCTTGAAGGTCAACATCTATAGGGATAATCGCATCTCCGGTGGCATGGTCAAGCCCGGCAAAAAGTGCAGGTTCTTTACCGAAATTTCTTGTGAAGGAGATTGGTACAACAAGCGGGTCGGCCAGAGCGATAGCGGTTATAACTGCTTCTGTTGCATCTTTGCTGCCGTCATTGATGAATACGATCTCGACCTCATGCTGCTGAAGCTCCGAAAATCCCCGCACTGTTTTATAGAAAATTGGAATTGCTTCCTCTTCATTAAAGACCGGAACAACCAGAGAAATCTTCATTTCGCATCCCTAAAGACAATGTACTTTGAATAGACAAACCCACATATCAGGCTGATAAGTGAAAACAGAATCAGAGTAATCAGTGGGGGCATCTTGGTCATGTCTCCTGCCCAACCAATTGCTGCACTGATCGTTCCCATGAATCCAACGTAAAGAATGTATTTGAGAGTTGTTGTTGTTGAGTTGAAAGTAAACTTTGCGTTAGCATAAAAGCCAAAGCTTACAGCTATAACAAAGCCGACGAAATTTGCCAGAGCCTGTCCTGTACAAAAAGCGTACAGGGATATGGCGAATACGCACCAGTGGATCAAGGTGTTGAGAGACCCTATGAATGCGTATTTTG